TGCCCGGTGTGGCGGTCCATTCCGATCATGGGGCTACTCCGGTAAACGCTCTAAATCAGGGTGAGCATCGAGAAAGGCCTGCGCTTGGACGTCCGGCGCTTTGATGTGATGTTGGCTGACATTCAACAAACGCCCACCGGGCATCACCAACGTGCGAGAAATAAAGGCACGGTCGCGGTAAATGACCGGGCTGACAGGCTTATCGATCGAAACGGGTTTGCTCGTCATCTTTCCTCCAGGCAGAAAAAAACCCGCACGCGGCGGGCTGGTTGATGGTTGTGTTTAGTGCTTGTGGTTAGCCGTGTTGCCACTGGTGTCGATGATTGCGCCGCCACCGTTGATATCGCCCGTCACGCGCAATCCGCCGTTGATAAGCACTTCGCCATAGATCGTCACATCACCATCCAGCGCGATCGCCCCGGACGTGACCACCACGGCGTTATCCGTAACGTTCGCGGATGAACCGCCGACCTTGATATCCACCGAGCCGGTCGGCAGATCAATGCTGTAACTCTTGGCCTGCCAGTCGTAAGTCAGCGACCCGCCATCGTCGAACAGCCATCGTTCGACGTGATCGCGGTTATCCGTGGCTGGCCCGGCATCACCAAACAACCCCGGTACAAAGGTGCCTTGTGAAACGTCACCGCTCGGGCTGAGCAAAGCGCCCTGCTCACCCATGCTGGGCACCCGCCAGTGCCGCGCCTTTCCCGCCGCCTGACTGTGCCAGCGCACCCAGGCACTGACCCACTCGCCATCCGACACCCGGCACACGGGCGGCCTGACCGTCAGGTCCAGGGCGACCACATAGCATTCCTTGACCATGCCCGCGATCATGCGGTCGTGCTCGGAAAGGGCGTGGCTCACGGCGTCACCTCAGATGACTCATCACCGCCCACGTTGAACACTAGGGAGCCGGGCGTCTCGTCGGGCCACGGCCATTCCGTTTCACCGAGGTAAATCGTCTGGGTCCACTCCACCAGCCAGACGGTGTAGCCATCCAGCTCCGGGCGAGTCCAGTCCTGGGTTGAACGCTTGAACTCGGCAGGCTCAACCGCCAGGCCCCACGTCTGGGTGCGCAACAACACCGCCAGTTGCGTAGCCAGATGAATGGCCTGTTGGTAATGCTGATCGCGGATCACATCAACAATCACCCGCGCTTCAAAGGTGACGTTCAGCGTGCTTTCGCCGGTGCCGATATCGGTACCCGGTTCAATCTCGGCGATGTCGAGAAACACCGCCGGCAGCGGGATATGTTGCCCAATGTCAGGCCAGAAGCGGACCAACTGAACACCTGACAGTTTCTCCTGCAGATGCTGTTCAATGGTTTGATACAACAGGTCGAGGCCAAACGGCTGCTCAGACACGGCGCGCCCCCTTCAGGTATTTCTGCAGTTCAAAGTTCATTTCTTGTCGGAGAATCTGCAGCAGGCGCTCATCAGCCTTGCGGCTCCAGGCCTCAAAATGCGGCCGTACTGAGTCCAGTGAAATCTTGGCCTTAGCCAATGGAAAACGATCGCTGTTTTCCCCGACAAAACCGGAGCTGGCCCCGGTGTGCGAAGTGACTTCACTGTCGGGGTAGTCGGCCCGGGCGAAGTGTTTACTGGCGGTGCGGATCCAGATATCAGTCTGGTTGCCGTACACCTTTTTGTAGAAGGCGCCGCGATAGCGACGACTGCCCACCGACACACCGGCCTTGGTCTGCCGCGGCCGCCCACTCCGACTGGCTTCCAGCGGATTGATCCCGAACCAAAGCTTGCCGCGCAATGCGCCGCCGGCGACCGGGTAGCTGCGCAAACGCTGCCGCACCGCCTTGACCGCGATCCGCTCCTGCTTGCCCACGGCCCGGGCGATATGGGTGCTGAGCCAACCCAGGGTTTTGTTGATTGCGCGGCGTTGCGCGTTGGCAGCAGTTTTTGGTACCAACGTGGCCAAGTCCGCAAATGCTTTCATATCCTCGGACGAGACCTGAATATTGAACATCCCGCTGCTGGCCCTGTTCTCGCTGAAGCTGCCAATGCTCATGCGTGTTTCCTCAAGATCAGGGATACCAAGCCATCGCCGCCGGGCTCCAGCTGCAGCAGGTCGTAGTCGCCACCGCCGTCCAGATCCGGCAAGTCGATGGTGACCAGCAGCCCTTTGCTCAGGCCATCCGAGTCCCCGACCCGCACTACAAAGTGCGGTTCACGAAGGCCCGTATTGAGACGACCGATCTGCGGCTGTTTCCACGGTGCCGAGAACATTCCCAGCACCGGCTCGGCGCGACCTTCAATGCGCGCGGTATCGCCCAGCACGTCGAAGATCACGCTGTCGATACCGGCCACCAGATCACGAATGCCCACGGTTACAGCTCCAGCAGGATCTGCGCTAGGGGACGCGTGCACATGTGCAACGGGTTGGACTGGGCTTCGCCGGCCATACCCTTGTTGAACGGCAGCGGCTCGATTTTGCTGTAGTACGGAATACCCTGGGTGTTGACCGTTTCCATGTAGTCCGCCGGGGCGAACACGGAGATGTACAGATCAGGGACGCCTTCAGGGATCAGCAGCGCCTTGTCGTCATGGATGAACGACACACCTGCGACCTTGCCGCGATAACGTTCCCAGACGATGCCACCGAATTCGAAGCTTTCACGGGCATCGCCGCGCAGAGACGCAGCCTGCATGGTGTTGAGGTAGGTTTGAACAACGGACTTATGGGTGACCAACTTGCTCCAGAAGTTTTTGCCGCAGAAAGCGCGAGAGCCGGTACTGGTGATGTTACCCAGCGCATCCTCCTGCAGGTCCAGGGCATCAGAGCAACGCACACGCAACTCTGTGGCCTGGTCGTTGAGGCCCATCGACTGTTTTTTGCGCGTAACGCCAAAGGTCTTGTAAAGATCAAGCAAGACCGTGGTGCCATCGGCATCCAGAATCTGGCCGTTCAAGGCACCCATACGCTGGAATTCGTGGGTCGCGTCCAACTGGCGGCGGGCCTTGGACAGGCGCCGGTTAACCACATCCTGCACAGCTTGCAGCTCACTGCGGGTACCGAAGGCACGGATGCCCTGAATCTCATCCGCCTTGATGGTGAAACGCTCAGGCAAATGCACGGTGTTGAAAGGGATCATGTGACGCTTGGTACCGGCGACCACCAGACCGGAAGTCCCGCGCTCACCCGCTGGCACCAGTGCCAGAGTGTCGCCGTCCTTTTCAATCTGCACAGTCAAGGTGGTAATGCCTTCTTCACGGAACAGGCCGAGGCTGCTGATACGACCTGGCAAATATTCCTGATCATTGAGTGCAGCGGTCAACGACGAAACACTAAACGCATCGTCTTCAAAAATGGCGATATCGGCCATGGGGTACTCTCCAGAAACGAAAAATCCCGCACTTGGCGGGACGGGTAAACGGGGATGAGCGTCTTAGCGGACGATCAGGAAGTGGGCAGCCAATGCCTTTTCAGCAGCAGGATCGAGGCCGGTCAGGTGCACTTCGCTGATCTCGGCCAGGCGCACCACGGCGCGACCGCGACGTACAACATCCGACTCACCCAGCGGGCCGTAGAGAATGGCGACAGCGTTTTCAGTGCCGTCCTCGGCAGTCGGTTGATACGGCGCAAACTCGCCTGTGGCAGTGGTCAGACCCAGAATCTGACCCGGCTCAAGCGCAGCCCCGGCCACAACGTTAATCGCTTCACGCGAGATGTTGCCGGCTCCCTCGGACAAAAGGAATTCACCGGCGTGGCGCTGTTCGTGTTTGATCGTCATGTTCTTGTTCCTTTTACAGATTTAGATTGCCCACTCTGTGCCGACTGACGCGCCGCCCAGATCGAGGGTGGATCGGGTTGTTTGGCCTGAACTTTCGGCACCGGGTCATCGCCGATCGGCAGGCTGTTGTCGATTTCAAAACCACCACCACTGACCAGCTTGTCGAACAGGCGGCCGCGCACGGCTTCAGCACTGAGCCCGGCCGCGACAAACTCCTGGGTGAACTCCGGCAAACGCGCAGCAACGCACAGGTCGCGCACGGCTTTGGCGTTGCTCAGTGCGGCGTTGACCGTGGCCTCATCGACCAGCTTGGTGGTGCTGATCAGCGGCTCGATCAGGTTGCTGATCCCGGCCGCAGTACAACTTTGGGTGATCAGCAAGGCCAGCTTGGCCGAGTCCACGACTGGTGGTTTTTCAGGAACTGGCGGAACCGGTTCCGGTGTTGGCTCTGGGGCTGGCTCCGGCTCGGGCGGTTCATCCAGCTGAGCCAACAATGCCTGCGGTGCGTGCTGGTAACGCTGCAATGCACCACCTTGGCCGAGGCAGGCTTTTACAGAGACGCCCTCGCTTACTTCGTCGGCCAAGCCCAGTGCCACTGCTTCGCTGGCCGTGAGCCAGGTTTCAGCATTCACCATACGCCGGAGTTCAACTTCGTCGATGTCGGGTGCCTTGGCCTTGTAGGCAGCAATAATGGCTTCCATCGCCTGATCCAACGCCGTGGCGACTTTGCGCAAGTCTTCTGCATCGCCTGCCGCATAGGTCCACGGGTTGTGGATCATCAGCATGGCGTTGGACGCGATCACAACACGGTGCGCGCCGCACACCGCGACACTGGCCGCGCTGGCTGCCAAAGCATCAACCCGGCCGGTGCAACGCTCACCCAGACGCGACAACGCGTTGTGAATGGCCAGGCCGTCAAACAGGTCACCGCCGATGCTGTTGAACGCCACCACGATCGGCGATACGCCGTCATCGAGCGCGGCAAGGTCGCGGACAAACTGGTTGGCAGTGATACCCCAGGTGCCGATCTCGCCGTAGACGTAAACCTCAATGCTGCGGGCCTCGGCCTCGCCGCTGGCTTTCAGGCTGTACCAGTGTTTGTTCTGGGGCGCCAGCGGGTCACCGGCCTTGTTGAAAATGCTTAGCCTGTTCATAGTTTCTCCTTGTCGGCAGGCTCTTCTGGCAAGTCGACGAGCGTTTTGTAGTTGAGGCCCAACTCGCGGGCGCGGGCTTGGTCGGCGGCGTTTTCAGCGTCGACGGTTTCGGCGTCATAGCCCGAGCGCAGGACCATTTCGCTGCGGGAGTTAAAGCCCGCGTTGACCTCCATCATTCGCGCCTGAATGTCCTGCACCGGCTGGATGTAGGCCCAGCCCTGTGGTACCCAACGGGTGCGCAGGTATTCGCGACGGCGCTGCGCGTAATCGTCCAGCTTGAGGCGACCGGCCAACACGGCCATGTCCATCCAGGCTGCGCGCACCGGGCGGCACAACTGGTGGACGTACACCCCGAATTGCAGTTGCTCCAGGCGACGGCGGAATTCGTTGAGCACAACCCGCAGCGCCCGGTCGTTGACCTCGCGCATATCACCGGTGAGGATTTCGTAAGGTGTGCCGGTACCTGCCGCTGCGGCCATCAGCTGCTGCCGCATAAAGTCCGGGTAGTTGTTGCCGGCGTCTGGAGGTTTGGAGAACTCCACTTCTTCGCCCGGCCCCAGTTCCTGCATGGTGCCGGGCTCCAGCGCGACCATCGGCGTGAAGCCGTCGCGGTCTTCGGTCAACAATTGGCCGGTGACCGGGTCGCGGGGCTGTTGGGTGGCTTCGGGTGGCGGCCGGGAGATAAACCCGGCAAACAGGTTGGCCACCTCCTGACGGAACAGCACCGCGTCATCGTAGTTGTCCAGGCTGCGCAAGCGCTTGAGTACCGGCGCCAAACGCGGCACACCGCGCAACTGACCGGGTTCCACCGGTTCAAAGATATGCAGCACCTGCGCCGCCGGTACCCGGACCAACTGGTTGTAACCGGCGTTCAACGACGAAGCATCACGCGGATGAACGCGGTACATCCAGTAAGCCACCCGCTGGTGAGCCGGGTTGAATTCGATGCCAGCACGGATGCTGTTGCCGTTTTTCGCCGTCTCAAACTTATCGTGCGGCACAAACTCGGGAGCCAGTACCTGGAGCTGCAGCGGTACCGCCTGGTTTTCGTCCAGGCTGCGTGGCCGTATACGCACAAAGCATTCACCGGCGGTTTCAACGGTGCGGGCAATCAAGGCCTGCTGGCCGTAGAAGTCGGTCAGGCCATCGGCGTCCGACTCGTCCACCCAGTCCTCCCACAGCTCTTGCTGCAGTTTGCGCAGGGCGTCGTCCTCGATCTTGGGTCGAGGGGTGATGCCGGTACCGATCAGGTTGCTGACGCGCTTGTCGATGACGTTGAACGCGTACGGGTCGTTGCGCACTGCCGTCCGTGAACGGGCCCGCAGATTGCGCAAGGCCGGGGTATTGATGCTGTTGATGCCGATGTCGGGGGCGTCCCAACTGGCCGAGCGGCGCCCCTCGCCGGCCCCTTCGTAACTGGCTTTGATCCGCTCCGGCAGCAAAAAGCCGTTGCGAGTCAGGGTTGGATATTGGCGTGCCATTAGATTCCCTTGCCTCCGTGGTAAAGCCTCACCACTTTTGAGCGTGGCCCGGCGGACGCGACCAGCGAAGTGCGGATCTGGTCCCGGGCTTTGAGCAACTCATCCACCGTGCGGTACTCCACGGTGCGATCGGCATAGCGCACGGTTTTTTCGCCGCGAGCGATGGCCGCCTCAACCGCGTCGAGGTGCTTCTGGGTAAAGGACATAATCAGCGTCTCTTGAGATAGCCGCTGCTGGAGCTGCGACGTTGAGGGGGGCGTGCAACTGGCTGCGGAGGCGCGGCCGGGGTTGGTACTGGAGCAGGTTCAGGCGATTGCTCAACCGGTGACGCCTGTGTTGCAGCCGGAAGTGCAACGCGTTCGACTGGCGGCGGCTTTTCGTCGAACAACCCGGCCTGTGCCAAAGCTTGTCGAATGCGCTCCCAGTCGTGTTCCTTGTAGCGGTTCAGGCCCAGGTAGTGCGCCATTGCCAGGTTGTACACCATCAGGTCGAGCGCTTCGTTGCGCTCGGCTTTGCCTTTGACCCACTCGATACGCTTGTAGCCTTTGATGTAACGCGCCACCTTGCGCTCGGCCACACACTGGTCGAAAAAGTCATCCGGCAAGTCATTGGCAAAGTGCAGCGCACCAGGACCGTCTTCAAACGGGTAGCGGTTGTAAATCCAGTCCTTGGCGGTGTCGGTACCGACAAACCACAGCTCGGCACCGTTGCGCTCGGTCTGGCCTTTCCAGGTCACGTCTACCATCGAGGGGCGTTGCGCGATCACCGGCCTGCCCGGCTTGCTCGCACCCTTGATGGCAAAGATGTTGCGCCACCGGCGAAGGCGGCAGAACTGATAAACCTCATCAGTGTGGTGCCCCCCGGAGTCGACAGCCGTGGCCAGGATTCCAAGGCCGACGCCACACGGGTGCGGGTAACGCACCTTGAGTTTGTCATCGAGCACAGCCCAGGTACGTTCATCCGCTGGGTCTCCCCAGATCACCTGGTAGTCGATGACCCAGCGCTCCATGCCAACGCCCCAGCCCATCACCATCAGTTCCAAGCGATTGGCTTGCACGTCCACCGACGCGGTGAGCATCAGCACCCGATAGGCCATAGAGCCTAGGCCGTAGGTTTCACGGCCGGCACGCTCTTTCAGGACTTCTGCTTTGGTCTGCTCCTGGGCGCTGTCCCATACCTTCGCCAAACGGGTGTTGTAAAACACCTGCATGGGCTCAAGGTCGCCACGATTTTGTGCCTTCTTGGCCTTCTCAAACTGCTTGGCCAGCGAGCGCCAATCCGTCCAACCGAGTGGTGCATACAGTGCGTTGAGATGAAAGCCGATGGTTTCGCCATCACCCGGTGCGTGCGATCGCCATTCACCCCGAGCCAGCATCAGCCCCTTGTGGTGTTCCTCGATCAGCACATCACACTCCGGCCCGGCGCATTGGTAATGCACCACGTTGAAGTCGGCCGAGTAATGCAGGTTTTCCCATTCAAGAATCTGCATGTGCCCGCAGTCCGGGCATGGCACGTAGTAATAACGCTGATCGCTGGTCTCAAACAGATCGGCGATGCGCGAAGCACCCTTGATCGTGGGCGAGCTGGAGAAGTAAAACTTGGCGTTTCGTCCGAACGTACTGCCCCGGGTTTCGGCCAGTTCGATCGGATCACCCTCCTCACCCACGTCCACATCCCAGCGATCGATCTCATCGCCGTAGATATAGCGGGCCGACAGTTCGGCAAGGTTAGCCGCCGAGCCTGCAGTGGTGACGTACAACGAGCCGCCCTCAAACTCCTTGGTGTCCATCGTGTTGCGCGAGTCACGCGAGCGGTTGGCCGCGACACGCTCAGACAGGACCGGCGTGGCCTTGATGGTCTTGCTGATCCGCGACGACACCCGCTTGGCCAGACTGAGACTCGGCAGCAAGGTCAGGATGTTGGACGGCACCATGTGGATCAGGCCACCAATCCAGTTCAGAGCGATCTGGGTTTTCATCAGCTGCGAGGCCACCATTGTGACTACGCGTTTGCAGGGGTGAGCCGGTGACAAACAGCGCATGGGCTCGCGAGCATAAGGCGTACGCGAGGTGCGGTATTTACCAGGTTCTGCTGCGCCGGTGTCACGCGGGATACGCATGTATTCGTCGGCCCACTGGTCGACCCACAGCGAAGGGTCAGGCCGTAGCCCACGGAAATACGCCTCGCGGTACACCTCTGCACCGTTCGGGATTTCCGTGTGCATGGATTAGCTCTTGTTGTTGAGGGCCGTAATTAGGTCGGCCGTGGACATGCGCTCAGCGTCCTCCAGCGAGGCGCGGATAGCGTCAGTCAAACGGCGTTCGATTTCCCAGGGGTCAGTCATGGCGGCCAGCTCCGGCGCCAGTTGTGGGGGCATGCCCAACAACTGATCGCGCAACAGCCGCCCAGCATTGAAGGCACCAGTTTTGACAGCTTCCAGTTGGACCTGCGAACCCTGGACCTTGTGGAATTCAGCCTCAGCCAGTTGCGCCAGGTAATACTCACGGTGGGCGCGGGCCTTCTGGAAGTCAGGCAATTTGCTTGCCGGGCTGATCGCTGGCTGTGGCGCAGCCGTGGAAGTCGGCTCGACCTCTGGCGAGAGTTGGCTGTGGACGCCGCGTTGAATCCGATCCTGTTGATGCCGGGCTGTGACAGCGGCCTTACTGGGGTCGGCAGATTCAGCCAACAGTGCTTCGGTGGCTTCCAGTTCGACCTTGCCATCCTCGGTTAACACCAGCCTATCCTGATTGGCCAATTTTGAAACGTACGATTTGGCCCAGCCGCGTCTCGCCGCAAACTCGGTTTTACTGATTACCGTCATGATGAAATGTCCTGTTCACCTAATGAATACGGGGGTTCACCTGTTCACCCCAGTTCACTAAGCTGGTGAACTGTTCGCTAACGCTTTCCCGCGGGTTTCCTGCCCCGTACCCGTGGAAAATGCCCAGGGTCCCCGGTAGGATTTGAGAGACGAGAATTATTCTGATTGGCCAGAACGGGGAGGATTTTCACAGGGCCTGAGAGTTTGGCTGCAGATGTTTACGCAAACTCCCGCAGCGCCTCTTGCAAGCGTTTGGCCTTGGTGATGGCTTCAGCATTGCTCTCACGCTCAGACTCAACCGATAGGGCGACCTCTTCGATGCGGCTAGCCAATGCCTTCATACGCTTGCTGAACTCATCAGACAGACTCACCACCTCACCCGACAGGGCCGCCAGAACATCTAGTGCACCTTCAGCTTTCTTGATCGATACAACGGTCTGCTTGGCTGCCTGAGGCATGACTGTCTCCTTCTTGGTTTTAGGGGTGGCTACATCACGCTGAAACTTCCCGCCTATGGGCTCTCTGATAAGCCCAGCATCTTTGAGCTCACCGAGGGCCCGGCGAACGGCATAGGCCGATGCGCCACTGGCGTTGGCAGCCAGCACTGCGCCGTGGATATCGCGAGCGCTCCAGCGCGCTTGAATGGGGACATGGCCAAAGACTTTTTGAGCAATAGACGATTGCCCTGCAAGCATCTGCTGCTGCCTGGATTCATTCATGTCTGGAGTCCTGTTCAACAAGTAGATATGAGGGAGTTATTCAGATCGATCAGATTGAGAAGGCACATCGCAAACACCGAGACGTCGGGCTGCCCAGCGTTCGTAAAGACCAATAGCGACGTCCGCCCCGGCCATTGCCGTGAGGCATCCCACCGCCGATGACGCCCAGATCGACACACCATTGGCATGCAGCAGCATCATCGTGGACAGCCCGCATCCGATGCAGGCACCTGACCGCAAGGCCAACCGCCGGACCAAGGACCAACCCCGAGCACCATCTTTGTCCGCTCGCCACATCTCGCCCGACACGCCGCCGATCAAGGACAGTGCGATCACTAGCCAGATCGGCATATCAGCTAACGCTTGTTGCTCTGTTGTCATGTATGACCTCAATCAAAGAGCGGCGCGTGGTGCTGAAAAAAGAAAACCCCGCCGGGGTGGGCAGGGTTTTCAGTGCGCTGGTGTATGCCAGGGCGAGGTGCACAGCACGTGCTCGGGGAGCGCCTAGGCGCAGAATTCATATCGTGAGTACGTTTTACCCCTGTTCGGTAAAACCGAAAAGTGGGGATTTTCGGTCATTCTGCTCTACTCACTTTGACGCATCTTTGACGCAGGTTTGAGGTAAGTCACCCCGACAAACGGTCAGCGCTTAACCTGCTTTGCTCAGCACCGTTGCACGCGTCAGATTGGTTTCCTGGCCGCTGCGCCGGGTGTAACCCCGAGTGGTACCGCTTCGAACGGTAAGGATCAACATCACTTGTTGATGCAGCCGTTTAACCCAGTTGCGATACGTTTGGTCTGCCCCTTCGGTGATGTCGAGGAGTCGCATCTGTTCACGTCGCGACATCGCTGGTTGATGCAGGTAACGCAATCGGGCCAACTGGGCCAATTGCTTGCCTTTGGTTGACTGGCGATCCAACTCGGCAACGGCCGCCGCCACTTCGCTGGCAATGTGATCCATGCCCGCTCCCGCTCCCACCAACAGATCCCGCGAACCGGCCGTACCCCGAGGGGCGCACCCGCCGTATTGCATGATCGTGGCCATCGGGCTACCCAAACCACCTGCCTCTCCAACGTGGCAGTGCTGCTCGCCCCAGTGCTGCATAAGCTCTTCGATTTCTTGAATCATCCTCATCTACCCCCTGAAAACCCAACCCGACACAGAAAACAGCCAACCCGACACACACCTAACACACTTAAAAACCTTTAAAAACATACTCTTAATGCTCTATGTGTTGGGTGTGTCAGGTGTGTTGAGGTTCTTCTCACGTACGAGAAATAATTAATAAGCATCAGTCTTTGGTTTGTTGAGCATGCACATACGCCCGCATGTGCGAGAAACCCAACACACTTGACACACTGATCCCGAAAGCCTTTAAAGACGTGGCCTGTAGCTGTGTCAGGTTGAGGGTAATCACCCGCCACACCGTCAACACACCCCACACACAATGAGTCGTCATGCTGCGCTGTCCTGTCGTTGCCCGAACTTGACGTGTTCCCAACTGCCCACACTCCAGCCTCCGGCCTTGGCTGCTTCGCGCCAGGTAACGACCGCCGCACCGAGCCCGGCCGCTGTCACAGATGGGGGTGGGGAAGGCGCAGGATCAATCCCCGCCCAGGGAAAGAAGAACGTACCAAAGGATCGCCGAGAACCATCCATCCAGGGCTTGCCCTGAATCTTGTCCACTTCGGTGGAGATGAATCCGCTGAATTTGGTATGACTTAAGGTGTGTTCCTTATTGCGGTGGCACCATTCCAAAAACAACGCGTACAGATCACTGCTGACGCACACGCTAAATGGTGCTCCCAGCAGGCCATTACGCCATTCACGTAGAAAGGTTTGCCAACTGGCCATACTCAAATCTACCAAGCGTTGGCGGGCTTCGGTGTTGGGTGGCCGGGTGCGCTGATCGAAGTCACCCAGGTCATAACTGAGCAGGTATTCATAAAGCGCCGGGATGCCATCATTAGCCAACTCGTACTTCACCCTCTCCTGCTCTTCAGGCCCCAGTGTTTCCTTGGGCCACACCACCAACATCCGGCGGTCATTTTCGCCAATGGGCCAGGGCATGATTTCGTTGGAGAGGAACACCGCATTCATATGGTTGGCTTCCTCCCAGCCATTCACAAACTTGGACTCCATACGCACCGTCTTGCCGGTGACCATATGTTTGATCTTGCCCACCTGGTTGTAACGCTGGTCACGGCTAACCACTTCCTCGAACACGCCATACAGCTTGTTTGACTGCCATACCGTCCAGCTCGACTCCAGTTGTGATTGCCCGACTGTGGCCGCGTATTCGCCATAGATCGCGCCCATGATGTCGCTGAGCAACAAACTCTTGCCGCTGCCTTCCATGGTCGAGTGCAGCAACACAGCGGTGTCCATCTTGGCGCCGATGTTTTGCAGCGGGTATGCCAACCACTTGATCAACCAATCAGTTGCCGCTTCGTCGTGGTTGCACAAAAAACTAAACAGCGAGCGCAAGGTGCGGCACTTGTTCGGTGCATCGATCGGAACCAAAGGCAGCCCCTCAAAGGTATTGATGTACACCTCCGGGTCTTTGGTCATACGTGGATCGAACACAATGTGCTGCATGTCCACGGTGCGCCGGTCAGGGCTGTTCAACCACATGCCATAGGCATCGCCCAACGCCATACGCATAGCACCCTCGGGGACTCGACGGCGGCATTTGATGTCCCAGGAGTCTTTGGTTCCGTCTATATAGACGTAGCGTTCGGTCGGGCTCATGCCCTCCCCTGATACCTGCTTGAACTTGGCCTCTGCTTTGGCTTTGCTGGCTTGGCGCTCCGCCATGTCATCGGCGATGACCTTTTTCTGTGTCGACTCAAACCAGTCTTTGGCCAGCGCTTTGGTGACCAACAATTCAAACGCAGGCTTTTTGATAATGACGCGCCTGAACATGTCGAAAACGGCAGTCTTGCCTTCGATCAAAGCGAAGCGCTGAAAAATTCGGTCCGGCGTCCAATCACTCCCCCCGCCCCCCTCAGGTGCAGGAGCCTCAGCGGCGGATACGGATTCGCCCGGCCCGCTGGCATCCTCAGATGGGGTCGGGGGAAGATCCGCCGGGGATGGCCGGGACGACTGCTGCATACCCAACATGCGTGCAGCATCTTTAACCGCTTTGGGCTGATCGCCGCCGTGCTCAAGCAGGCAGAACACCTCAAACGCATCATTCTGGTGACCATTGGCCAACGGATCAGCGCCGTGGTGCGAATACAGCTTGTCATCGGTGATGGTGATACCCGGTACCCCAGTGCTGCTTTGCGGGTAAAGCCATTTATTGCCGCGCTTGATGTACCCGTGGGTGCGCAGTAATTCTTCAACATCATGACTGCGGTTGAATTCATCAATCACCGAAGGCCGATTACCAGTTACTTGGGTAGGCGACTTGCTCGACTTTGGTTTGACCTTTTCAGCCTTCGGCGCCCAAGGGCAAGCAGCCTCGGCATCACGTTTGAAAATGTCCCAGTTTTGCCAAATGGCCAGCAGGTCGGTGGTCAACACCGGCAGGCCATCAGCGGAGGGTGGAGTGCGCCAGGTATACGGTTTACCGGTACCGGGATGAATTGAAGGAGGCAATACGTCTTGCACCAAGCCTGCGCGCAACTCGAAAACCGTGAACCGCTTGTAGGGCTCTGCCTCGGCACGTGCAGCCGCTTCACCGTCCAAATCGCCTGCTTCTTTGGCCGCTTTGGCTTTCTCGATCAGACCTTTAA